AAGTCAAGATAGCCCCCTGCTCAGCGTTGGTCAACTTGCGTGCCTGCTGCCGAGGTTTGCTTTGCTTCTCCGCCCGATTCATCCACACCTGAAACGCACGATCCCAGTCAGCTTTCGTCTTACCCTCCGCGTGCCAGTAGTTGATGAACTGGTCAATCTCAAAGTCCCGGTCAACGTCAGGCCATTTATGAGCAAACATTTCCAGCAGCCGTTCCGAGGGATACCAGTTTTCAGGCAATCGATGATTCCGATTCAAAGATGTTTTGGTGTCAATATAGTTCTGTGGTTCTCGTTCTTGTGGTTCTAGTTCAGTGGTTCTAGTTAGGTTGCCAGCTGTGTCAGTACCTACTGACTCCCCTGTCAGTACCCCTGTGACACCCGTGGCAGTACCTCGTGACACCCGTGGCAGTACCCGCTTCAAGGTGTAAATGTTCGACTGGTATTCCTTGCCGTTCTTCCGGTGAGTCTTAGTCACGGCACCGAGTGCTATCAGCTCGCCAATCGCACGATCTATCGAACGCCAGTGGCAGCGGGCACGCTTGGCCAGGGTTTCACGGGAGGGGAACGCCTGGTGTGTTTCACTATCGGCATAGCGAGCAAGAATCGCATAGACCCTTACCGCGCGATCCGAAATGTCTGCATCAATAACCCATTCGGGAACGATACTGAACCGCACCTCAGTGTGGAGGTTCGTCATTGTCTTGTCCTTGTCTACCGGCTGAGCCCTGGTATCCTGGACAAAGCCAGTGGTCGATTCACTGGTTTTCTGATGAGGTCGGGGTTTATGGCTCCGGCCTCATCTCTATTCTACTCCCTAGAACGCTGCGTCTTTCCAGTCTGAGCGTTCCTTCGACCCATCAGGCTGAAGATACCACCAACCCCCAGCCCGGTCAAACACCGGCAAATTCTCCCTCTCCCAAATAGGCAGTTTATGATTCCAAGCCCGAGCCTGAGAAGCCACACGCGGGTCAGACTCCATAGCCCCGTTATAGATCGCGCACACCATCATCAGGTTGTCGAGAGTATCAAGCAATTTTGACCCACCCATCCCACGATTCCTCCGATGATGCGGCACCAGGTCATCCTCACCGCCACAATGCGCACAATGTTGATCCCTAGCCCGAAGGAGTGTGAGCGTTTTTTTCGGGATAGCCATGAGCTCAGTTTATGTCACCCTAAGTCACGCAGGAACGGGCTCGCATCCGCAACGCAAAGCCGAAGTGACCTGCAAATAGTATGCGCTTATACTTGGGGTTGGGGCAGGATGGATTCGATTGACCGAGAACCCGCGCAAGCGATTCGGTCAAGACCGGGGTTCGATTCCCCGCTGCTCCACTAGGCATTTGGTCGAGTTTGAACCGTACAAATCGTCAGAAAAATAGTTTGAAAAAGTTTGTGTTTGGGCTTGCGCCATAGTGTCTAGTCCTATACACTAGAGTCATAAGCAACCACAACGAAAGGGAAACCATGAACACCAACGAACTAGTCCACGGCGATGTAATCAAGTTCCGCCACGCATCCAAGCGAAGCTCTCGCATCGCTGTCATCCGCAGCGTCGAAACCTCCACCAACATGCTTGGCGAGAAGGTCGTTGTGGCAAAAGTTGTCGCCGGCCCCAGCCGACGCCCCGAACTCATTTGGTTCGAGGATTCAATGATCTGGGAATATCTCCGCAACGAGAACGCAGAGATTGACTGGATCAATGCGGAGTACGAGCGCTTGTTCGGACAGAGCTAAGCCACACTCAGAAGGCCCCTCTACGGAGGGGCTTTTCTGTTGCCCAGTCGAGTTACGGCGTTCGCCGACAAACACTAACGTGACTGAGTACGCCGACATTCTGTGCGCTCACACACAATCAGCCCGATTCACGCGATCTAACCCGATGAAAGTTCCCTAATATGTGCAATAACGCAGATTTCACCAGGATAGGGACACTGATATTTCGGTAGCGTATAACCTGATGAAACGGGAGCCTAACCCTGCTCCGTCACATCCTCAGACGTGTCCAAACTCGCCAACCACGCCATAAACTCCTCCTCAGACATCCCGTCATCCAACACCAGGCTCACGTTTGCTTCTCCAACGGCACGAAATCCTCAAAGAAACCATCACACCGTAAACACTTGTAGCCCGCCGCAATGTCCGCCCTGGTCAACCCTGCTGTGGTGCCACAACGCTTGCACATCTTGTTGACGATCTCAGGAGCTGACATCAAAAACCTCTAGCATCTGCCGGTTGTACCGTTCCCGAATATGAGTCCAAGCCTCACGGAACACCTCATCAAAGGTGCTGTCATTGTTTCTTTCCTCCTCACAAGCGAGTAAGTAAAGCGCCAACTGTTCCATAAAGTGCTCGAAGGTGCGTTCAGCAAATCTCGACCTGTAGCCACGCTCAGAAACCATGTATTGTCTATAAGCTTCTTCCGCTGCGCCGTATAGCGAAGCTCCAAGCATTTCCCACTCAGAGTCAGTCATGCCCTCTGGCCTACCGATAGGTTCGCTCACGACTCCTCCTTACAGCGACAACCATCAGGGAACCAACCACCACCACAATCATCACAACGGTCAGACCACACCCTCGTCATAGTTTCATCTCCGCCTGCACCATCTTCGCAGCCGTAGCCTGCGCCATAATCGAGGACTCAATCATCCGCAACTTAGCCCGAACACGCTCCACCTGAGCCTTCGCCAAATCCCGTTCCAGGCGTGCATCAGCCGAAGCAAGTTTCGCCCGTGCCTGACGTTCCACCACCGGGCCCTCCGCTGCAATAAACGCCCGAGCCTCCAACGTGTCCAACGTGTTCTCACAACGGGCAAGACGATCCATAGCCTCCGCGTAGAACTCAATCCCCTTCCGGTTCTCCTGCGTTAGCTCGTACAGTTCTCGCACGATCTCCGATTGAATCACAAACCATCACCAACCTTTCAATGAGTGCCACCCGAAACACATCCACATCAGCGTCACCGCTTTCCAGGCTTTCCTGATACGCCTGCAACAGTTCCCTCACCGATGCTGCCAGAACCGATTGACTCTGCATGAGCTTTCACCTTCGCTAACACATCCGGGTTCGCCCCAGCCTGCTGTGCTTCTGCCCATAGCATACGCAACAAGTCAACATCGGTTAGGTTCATTGCTTCGGTAAGCCAGTCACGAGTTTTCTGTGAACCCTCATGACGTGCAACCTTCTGCATCTCCTCCGCGCTTGGCCGCTTAGCACCCGTGAACGCCCCACCCAAGTCTGCGAGAGCCCTACCTATGGCACTGGTAGCGCAATTTTCGACCATGCTGACACGGTTCACCGGGGAGCTGTCAATGCGTTCCTCCGCGTAATCCACTGTCACCGGCCTGGCATCGTCACGATCCAAATACACTTCCGCACGAATCACAACCTGCTCCGGCGAAAAGTGCACCAGCTCAGTGTGCAGCCGACCCGCTGGATGAGTTTTCCAAAAAGTATCTATTCTCTCGGCCACAGTGCTGTATTGCGATAAATCAAACCTCGCCATAATTCTCCTCCACATAGTTAGCAATCAAAGCCTCGGCATACTCAGACACCGGGACACCCACCTCATTCGCAGCGTTCAAAAGCCGAACATAAACTTCCGCCTCCAACTGCACCGTGACAACAACCTCAGTCATCACTCACCCTTTCTAGTTTTTCCAACAAAGCCTCACGCACAAAAGCAGACATACTCAAACCCTTGCTTTCCGACAATCGCAAAACTTCCTCATACTGTGCCAGAGTCACGGGCACACCTATCCCGTAAGCCAAACGCTCCTCGGCTGGCAACCTCGGACGGCCCATTCTATTCATCACTCACCCTTTCGCAATCACAGTCACATTAGACCGAACCCAAGCCCCGACAGTCTTCACCGGAACCTCAAACATCTCCGCAATAGCCTCATGATCCACACCAAGACCATCCAACCGTTTCGCACGCATCTTGCAACAGGCCAACAACTCGATGGCCTCATTCTTCGCCCGCTTCCATTGGCGGGATAAAGTTTGCACCTCCGAACGAGTCAACGCCCTAAGACGATCCTCCTCAGACTGCTCCAACAACTGCTCAATCAATGTTGGTGTGATTTCATGCAACTGTATTGTCATCGTTCACCCTTTCCCATAAATCGTCAGCCACCCTGACCAACGAAACAATCATCTCCTCATCACGCTCAATCCGTATCACCTTCGGGTCAAACCAGGCCGGCATAAACGCCCCATCCCGTTCCTCCCTAAGCAACCAAGCAAAATAGCAGAACTCAGCCCCAGTCACGAACAGTTGCCATTGCACCTGCCGCCGATACTGTAACGGGATTTTCACCGGGTTCCAATCCTTCCCCGTAGTCTTCACCTCAGAGATCGCGTGATGGTCAAGCGTCAACCCGTCAGGTGTGCACAGATAGTGGTCACTCAGCTCAGACAAAATCAGCCAATCATTCGGCATTACACCATAGTTGTCCTTCAGAAACATCGAGATAGGCCCTTCCCAGGCACGACCAAACGCCATGTACGGGTTATCGTTCTCCACAAAGTCGGCACGGTAATCCTCAACCGCCTGCTCAAACCCGCCCGGCCCTGATGCAGCCTTCGCCACCTGGGTAGCCGTCACACCCTCACGCCTAGCCGACAACCAGCGCTCCGTGTTCACCGACTTGGATGCCACAAACTGGTCAGGACTTAACATTGAACATCTTCTTCCATCTCGCGTGAGCTATCCGCAAAGCCTCACGAAACACTTCCTCCGGGTTCTCCGTCTTCGCCAGTTTCAAAGCCTGCCAAGACTTCTCCCAAATCGCACCCGAATCAGATTGCGAATCCAACCACTCAGTCATAATCAGGTCAGCCAACCTAGCCGCCCGAATATCCGTCACATTGTCATCAACCATTGAAACCTCCACTAACCTTTACTGTATGAGCAACCGGGGACAAAGCTACCGCGACTTCAGTGCAGCCATTGTCAAAATCGGTGGTGTGCCATGTCAAGACATTCCCGACATTTTCTTCCCCGAGGACTTCCCTGACAAACAGACCAGGGAGTACGCGATCCGAACGGCGAAAGCTTTGTGCAAAGAGTGCCCGCTGCTGATCCAATGTTTCGCCTACGCTATCGAAGCGCAAGAACCTTACGGAATCTGGGCAGGCACCCTCCCACACGAGCGCTAGCCGTCTTCAGGCTCGTCATAGAACGCCGCGTCAAGCGCATTCAAGTGAGCCCGCAGGAAGTAAGCCTGCTCCCGAGTGATGCACAGTGTCCCAGGTTCCCCAATCTGCCACACATCATCCCGTAAGCGTAAACAAATGTCCCGCCCATCCATCCGCAAATCCATCATCGAACCGCCTCCTTCACCGTCAACATCCACAAACCAACCACCACCATGAAAGCCCCCCACACAACACTGTCTAAATGTTGGAACCACAACGCACTACCAACACCTAAGACAACAAGAACCCAGCCGGCCCTCACAGTGACACCACAATCACAGTCACACCGGCCACCAACGCTGACACGATGAGCGCCCACCCGACCACACACACCCGGTTCTTCTTAGGTCGAAGGTCACGCCTGCGAGGAAGCAGGGCAACATGATCGGTCGCCTGTTTCGGCAGTGGTAAAGACATTTCGTTCTCCCACAAAGTAAGAGCCCGCTCCATCTTCACCTCATCCGTCATAACCGCCCACAACTCCTCGGCACTCATCAAATGTTCGTGAGCACGCTTCCACAACACAACCGCCCTCATATGAGGGTCACGGATGTCCTGCAGCTCAATCTCTAACTGTTTGAAGTAACCCATTGTGTTCCACCTTTCATTCGGGTTGTCTAGCACGATACACCACAACCCTCAAAAAGTGTATACTTCTGAGCATGGATTATTTAGGAAACTATGACGAACTATCGGTCGAGCAGCTTGGTGACCTTCGTGTCTGGCAGTTACAACGCCTAGAACGGGTCACACAAGCCCTCAGAGCCCGTCTACGGGCCGAACATACCCAGGGA